GACTCCGTTGGTAACCCGACGAACACCCTTGATACCGGAGACGTTGATAGTGCTGTCGAAAATCCCCGACGACGGACTACCCGCTTGCACCACAGGAACATTCGGACCGGGACCGAGCGCCATCATCACATGCCCCGGCAAACCCGGCGGAGCACCCCACATCCCATCCTCGCCGGTCGGGAACACCAAATCGCCAGGCGCAATCTGATCCAGCGGCACCGGTGTACCTGACTCGTATTGGGCGCTAGACACACGCGGGATCGAAACCCCTGCCGCCTTGTAAGCGGCCTGCATCAGCCCAGAACAGTCATAAGCGCCGGGGCCGACCGCACCCATCACATACGGCTTCCCGATCTGCGCCTGCGCGTAAGCGATCGCGGTGTTCGCGGCCTGGCTGACACCCGACGACGCCGGCGCCGCATTCTGCCCCTGATTCGGGGTGCTGCTGCCGACACTGTTGGACGCGCCGCCGGGGATGAAACCTGCGACAGCACCAACACCCGCGCCTACGGCAGTACCAATACCAGGGCCGCCGATGAGCGTTCCGACAAGAGCACCACCCGCAGCAGCGCCGAGGGTTCCGCCGACCCGTCCGCCCGTAGCAGCATTGATACCGCCCGCGCCGCCGAGTAGACGATCCAGGCCCGAGCCCTTCAAAAGCGAGGTGACCGCATTAGAGAAGTTCGTCATCGCCGCATTAGAGGCTTTCAACGCGTCAATGAACGCTTGCTGCGTGTCGACATCCCGGTTAATCTGGGCGCCCTGACGGGTCATGATCGACTGCTGAACCGACTCGTCAATGCCGGTGCCCTTAAGTTTCGAAATAGCAGACTTGTCGCCCTGCGCCGCCGCCGAAACCGTAGACTCAAAACCCTGCGTCGACCCGTACTTGGCCTGATAATCGGCCTGCGCAGTGAGGATATTAGCCATCGAGTCCACGGCGTCAGGGCCAAGTCCCGCCATCTGCGCGTAGCCGCCCAAGTTTGCGCGGAGCGTGCCCGTCTGCGACAGCATGTCTTTCAAAACACTGGGGGTAATGCCGGAGGTGCTCTTCCCCATCATCGTCGCATTGAGGAGGTTGTTGGCCAGCTGCACCTGAGATATTTGGCCGCCGCCCGGGGTGCGGGTGCCCTGGCCCATCATCATCATCGCCGCAATGTTGGCCTGGTTGGTGCCCTCCGCCTGCTGAATATTGGCGGCACCCATGATCCCAAGTCCAGGCGACAATGACGCGGAGACGGCCGCGTTAGCTAACTGACCGGAGAAAGTCGCGTTGCCACCCGAGTTGACAAGAATTTGCGCGCCACCAGCGATAAGATCAGACGGCGATGTGGCCTCGTTCCGCGCCGGAAGCAGCTGCGAAATACCAGCCTGAGACGCAGTGCCGTAGCTCTCCCCTGAATAGCCGCCGTTCTTCAGAACGTAAAGATTACCGAATTGATCATAATTCTGATTCAAATTGCGGGTCGAATAATTGTTGAGCGCAGTCGCGCCAGCCTGCACTACACCCGCAACAGCGCCGATGCCGATGGTGGCCTTGTTCTCGGCCCAAAAATTCTGCGCCCCTGCCAGAAAACCGCCACCCTGACCGCCGCCCCCGCCGACGCCAACTTTCCAGCCGCCACCAGGACCACCACGCCGCGGCAACGCAGGAATAGATGTCTGGCCGCCGTTCTGACCCGACGAGGATTGCCCGCGCCCGCCTCCGCCTCCTTGACTGCCTCCGCTAGCGGCATTCGGTACTACAAGCTGCTGACGCGCGTACTGCGCCTGCACGGAGCCCCAGTTGCCGCCGGCTGTAGACGAACGCTGAGGCATGAACCCCGCTTGTCCCGAAGACCCCGCCATAGGACCAGGCTGATTGCTGGCCGAACCAACTCCTGAGGGAACACCCATCGTCGGGAAAGTTTGAGGCGTCCACGGAGACACGCGAGACTGCCCAGCCGCCTGGGACGCCTGCCGCAGCTGGTTGCCGGCGAACGTCTGAGACTCCTGTTGCCGCTGAAGATCCTCTTGTTTCTTAGCCGCCGCCGCGTCGTTCCGGGCCTTCCGCTGCGCTCGAAAATCACTTAACTGCTGCTTCGCGCTCGGGCTATTGCCGAAACGGGCAGTATGGGTGTCGCCACTGCGATCCGGATCCGAGGCGATGAGGCTCTTAACTGCCTGAGACAGCTCCCGCGCGGCACGGGCATTGTCAGCAAGAGCAGCAATAAGATTCTGCGGACCGGCAACGCCAGAAATTTGCGACGGTATCGTATGACCTGCTCCCGGCGCCGGTTCCTGCTGACTACTTGTCGCCACTGCCCCTCCTCTCAATCTCCCACATAGCGCGTTTCACCCAATGCGTCCGCTCCCGAATCGAAAGCCCCTTAACGTCCGCCAACGACCAGCCGTCGTAGTAGGAGAGAAGAAACTCGTAGCAGGAGAACGCGGCCAAATAGTCACAGCCCGAGAAACAAGTCCCCTATCGAGAGGGGAAGCTTGATCACCGACCCACACGCGTCATGCGTATATTCGATGCGGTCGAGACGAGGCCCCGGCTGCGTGTCGGCAAGATGCTGAAGGATTGCGCGGCGGTGATCGAGACGCATTTTCTGAACCCGCTGAACGCGTCCAGCTGTTGAAGACGGCACGGGCTCCCCGTCGAACGAGATGACGCAGCGCGACAGCAGAATAGTGTTTTGCTCCGCTAGCTTGGAATCAGGATTGGCGTAAACGGCCCGCTGATCCGCGCCGGTCGTATATCTGACAACAGCCTCATGCCCCTGGCGAAGAGCAACAGTGGCCGTCTCTCCAGCGGACTTCTCCACCGGCAACGCTGTCAGGTCGATTTCCAGGTCAGATTTCTCATGGCATTCCGGGCACTCGTAATCGTCGATCTCCAGCATCTCGCCGAACGTGACGATACGGATGCCCACTACCAGCGCTTCACGGTCACCGATAAGCAGCGCGTCGCCGATCTCGCGTGTCATTGGCTGGTCGCCGATGGAAACAGTGCCGCGCTGAATGAGCACGTCCACGAACCGCAGCCAGTTGCCGCCGACTTTAGCTAATGCTTCTTCGTCGGTGCCGTTAAGTTCGCGCACCTCGGCGTCACGCAGCCACTCCCCGTTGTGCTCATAGCCCTGGTAGAGAGTCACGCCGTTGTTGCCGGGTAGCCCGATCTTGGGGGCCTCGCCGAAAGCTGATGCCAACGCGGCCTTCGAAGCTGCCTCCGTTTGTTCTGGTGCCAGTAGCGCGTTCTGTGCCGGAGCGTCAAGCGTGTCAAAGTCTGCGCTTAGTCCGAATTTTCGTCCCATTTTTGATCCTAGTTTTTGCTTAACTTGTGGAGCCAACAGGAATGACAGCTGGGAATCCCGGCCCCGCCTGATCTGCAACCTTAAAGAGAAAGCCTTCGTGCGCCATCGTAATTTGTTGGAGCATTAATCCGTTGGCTCCCGAGTCCATGTCGGAAAAGGCTATGGAAATGGGCCAGCAGTTTTCCACGCGCCATGCAGCTTTTACCCATGCCGTCGGAGTAGTGACAGGATGGTCTATTAAAAGAATGTCCATGATGCAGCGAAAATCGTCCGAACTGCCAGCCCCGCCGGTACCTTGAATGACTTGGAAAATTTGCTGGAACCATGACCAGATAGGTGTATCACCCGCAACCAAACCGCGAGACAACACCAAAGGGGAAAAGTCAGTTTGGCCCGGCATCTTCTGCGTCGTGGTATTCATTCCACCGGTGCGATACACGATTACATCGGTGGTTAGGGACAACCCCGAGACCGACATGAAGCCGAACTGTGCCGGGCCATTTTGTAGCAGAGAATTGTAGATATTGACCTGGAACTTGAAGTTCCTCATCGGGTCAGTTTTGATACTTGCGAGCGACTGCTTCTGATTAACTGTAGGCGTCGCGACAACACCAGTAGGAGCCACGATAAATCACCTTGCCTTATTGATTAGCGCCAGAGGGCGTCAGGCTGTTGGTGACTGTGGTATTGCCTGCGTACTGGCCGATGGAGATAATGATGAATTCCGCCGGACTGGCTAATGCAACGCCGACCGTCAAATTGACCTGGCCTTGCGCAACGGTCGCCGGCGTATTGTTTGTGGCATCGCACTGCACAAAGAACGAGTTATTCGGTGTCGCCCCGGCAAGCATGTTCAACTGCGCCATCGCCGTAAGCTTCGTGGTGCAGATCGCGTCGAGTGCCGCCCAAAGCTGCGGACCGTTCGGCTTGAATACGGCAAATGCGGTAGCGTCAACAAGGACCTGTTCAACATATTCGAGCATGCGCCGCACAGGGATATAGCGGTCCGGATAGCCCAAATTCAAAGTGCGCGCACCCATGATGCAGAGGCCGACCTGCGACTGCGGCCTGATGATGTTGACGCCGGCCTGGTTGAGCTGATCCAGTTGGTCATTCGAGAAAAGATGCTCGACATCCAGAACGTTCAACAGCGGGAACTGTGCGCCGGCCGCGACCTGCTGCGGACCGTTCTGCGTATCCGCAGTGATATAACGCCCCAACACTGACCCACCCGGCGGCAAAAGACGCATAGCCGTACGCGACTGCGCAGCCGGATCCGACACCTGAAGCCACGGCCCATACACAGCCGCGTAGCCGGACACCGAATACTGACCTGTCGAACTCGACGAGCCCGGCACAAGACTCAGGTACGTTGTCGCAGCCTGCGCCGATGTGGAAGTCGGCGTTTGCGGGACATCAACAACCAGGAACGCATTCCCCCGGTTCTGACACCACGTAATAATGGCGTTGATAGTGGTGGTGTCGCTGACGCCCGGCAAATTGATATTGAGAATAGTGTCGACGTTGTCGAGTTCGGTGATGGTCTGCGTCAGGTTCACGGGCTGCGAGCCGTCATAGCCGCCGGAGAGGGCCGTACCGACCTGTTCAGTCGGATACCAGGCCAGTGTCACCGGACCTGTCATCAGATTCGCGACGGTGATGAACTGCGACCCGGTAGACGGCGAGTTGACGATGCCAACCACATACCGCGTGTCGGAGGGGTCGAGCGACACATCCTGGAACTTTTCGACGATACTCGCCGATGTTGCGCCGCCCACCTTGACCTGAAGATGAAAGCGGTTCGCGGTGAAGCCCGGCAGAATATCGATGAAAATCGAGTTGCCGAACGTGCCGGGACTCTTCGCCGTAACCGACAGTGCCGGTACCTGAATGGTAGGATCCGGGGGAGTGGTGGTGGTGAGAGGCGCCGACTTCGCGGTTTCGCCGATGTTGTTGACAGCAGTTACGTAGTACGTATACGAGTTGTTCGCTAGCAGCGGCGAGTCGGTGAAAAACGTGTTTTGGCCGGGCCCCGGAGAAACCAAGACCGGCGTCGCAGAGCCGAGCCCGCGGTACAGGTTGTAGCCGTCACTGTTGGAAACCGGATCCCACGCCAAAGAAACAGCCGTCGCAAGCGGCGCCCCCGTGAGGCGAAGATTCGTCGGCGGATTCGGCGGCAGACTGGAATACGTGGTGGTGCTGAACCCGCTGCTACCAGACCCACCGGAGCCGCCAGAGCCGAAACCGCCCGAGCCGAAACCGCCGGAGCCGAACGCCCCGCTAGGAAGCAGCGGCCGGTTCTTGATCGTCAGCGAAGCCGTGGTGGCGTCGGAGCTGATCGTCCGTACGATATAGGCGCGCCGGCCTCCGTTCTGAAAAAACTGGTAGACGGAGAAAGGAAGCAGCTGCGTGCCGTCGCCGAAGCCCCGATAAAACGTTAGAAAATCCGACCAGCTTTGAATAAGAGTTGGACTCGACGGCCCAGCCGCACACGTACCCACAAACGCGGCTATAGCCTCCCCGGCAGAGAGAGTCGGCTGCGGCAAAGGCGTAAGCGTCTCTTGAACGAAAACTCCAGGCCGAAGGTAATCAGGCATTCTGACTCCTTACTTAATTGGCTCGCCGGAGGGCAGAAGCCTGTAATCGAAAAGCACTTTCAAAGCAGGCGAGAGCGTGTCGATCTGCGCCCAAATAATCTCCGACGACACAAGAATCTCGTACAGCGCAATGAACAGACGCTTACCGCGCTCATCCTTTGTTTCCGTATATTCAGGGCCGCCCAGTAAATCCAGCCGGCGGACAGTCCCATCCTGCGGAATCGACAAAAAACCGAAACGCGGAGGGAGATGATAAAAGTCGATGAGGCCGTTGGTGAGATGAATAAGATGCGGCTGCTTCCGCGCATACACCTGAATCGCGTAGTGAATGTCAATCGGGATAGGCGTTTCCGTCGTGTACGGCGAAGCATTAGGGTCCGACATCTGAGCCCACGGCGCATATCCCTCAGGCGCATAATTCAACGTCACGTAGCCGCGCGATTCACGCTCTACCGACCTTTCGATAAAAGTATGCGAGATAAGAATCAGCGGAAATGTGGCATCGGCGAATTCATATTCCGGGTTCTTAAAACGCACCTCGACCCGGCGATTAGTGACCGGGTCGGAAGTAGCATCGGCGACCATCAGACCCTGAAGCTTAGCTTTCAAGGCCGCGTCCTCATTCGCAAGGAAAGGCACGGTAGTCTCCGATATAAG